CTTGGATCTGAACACCCGTCTGTTCCCACAGGGGCTGACGACGCAGGGCCCCGTAGGCCTGGGACGAGAACGCTGGCTTGCCAGACACGACACGTGGCGCTGGAGCGGTCGGAGTTCCCGCACTTGGGACGCTCGGTTCTGCAGCAGCGGCAGGCGGGGCCGCGGCCGCGTTCTTCACAGCTGCGTCAGCCTGGCCAACCTTGATCGTGCCTTGGATCACGTCGGCAAACGCCCGCTTGGTGGCGCCTTTCATGGCACCAATTCCACGGAAGCCTGCCTCCCCCAACCTGTTGAGACCAGCAAGGCCGGTGCCCAAGCCGCCACCCAGGGGGACCGACCAGATCAGGTCGTTGATGGATTGCTTGATGCGGGCTTGCTCGACCGTGTCGCTCGGGTCAGCCAATAGGCCCCGGGCCACAACACCTTCAAAAGGTGTGCCCTTGACCGTCTCAGCCAAGCTGTCGCTCAGCGTCTTGTCGGTGGGCTTGGTGGCGTAGTAGGTGGCGATAGCGCCAGGAATGGCACCGGAGACAGCTTCTTCCGCAAAGATGCCGGCAACACGCTTGGCACCACCGGCTGCCTTCAGTCCAGCGGTGGCCGCTTCAAAGCCAGTAGCGACCTGGGACATCCCAGGCACCCCACGCACCAAGGCTTGCGCTGGGGCCCCAGCTCCCCGGGCAACTGCAAAGTACGGGACAAAGCCAACGATGCTTGCGGCAACGTCTTCGACTGGGTTCTTTGGCTCGACACGCAGGTCGTCGTAATCGGCCCACCCGGGCAGTCGCACCCGCTGGGCACTGGGGGCACCGGGTCCAGTGGAGGGCACCCTGACGTCAAGGGGCGACGTGCCTGCTGCCATCTGTTCCCGGGCCAGTCGAGCTCGATCAACCTCGAGCCGAGCCGCATCCACTGCTCGCTGACCACCTGTCGACAGGGTCCGGTTGACTGATTGGCCCAGTGCCGTCGTCGGTGCCGCTTCCTTCGACGCAGCTGCAATGCTTTTGTTCAGGTCCCCCGTCTGGAGAAACGTGGACACGCCAGTGCCCAGGGCCCCAATCTGTTTCATGGGGTTGAAGTCGTTCAACGTGCCCATAAATCCACCACCGGCCGGCTGTGGCCTGGGCTGCGGCCGCGGCTTAGGTGGGGCTCCTGCGCCCATGCCACCCGACGACACGTAGACCCGGCGCTCTTCCCCGGTCTTGGGGTCGCGGATGGTTTGGATAGGCATGGATCAGTTGGCGATGGGATCAGTTTGCCGGTTGCCGGTCAAGGACGCCCGCCTTGATCAGGGTCGACTTTGTACTTAATGTCGCCCAGGCCTTGCCTGGTGGAACCAAAGAGCTTGGTGAACGCTGCGCTTGAAAGATCAAGGTGCCGAGCCCCAGTCCTTTTGTTGTCTCCGAGAAGTGGGCCAACGTCGTTAGCCCAGACCCGAACCGTTTTGTTGGACTTGGAGTCCTGAACTAGCAACCATTTGTTTAAGAGTTTGCCGCGCAACGTCCATTGAACTGCGACGGTCATTTTTTTGGGGTTGTAGATCTCGCCGTTAGCAGTACGACCACCAGCCACTCCGTCCTGACCACCGCCACCGGCGTAATAGCCGACCTGTGTAACGAGTGCTGGGAAATTGGTAGCGGGCTTGGGTGGTGGTGCTGCCTGAGCCTGGGCCGGTGGCACCAACAAGTTGCCCAAGGCCCCACCAACAATCTGGATGCCAGCCAAGGCCCCGTTTTGCTGGGGACTCTGGCGACGTGCAGGTGTTGCCCTTGAAATCTCTTGGCCATCCAGGGCCTGGAACTTCAGGCGCTCGTTTTCCGGCACCTCAATGCCAAGCAATTTGAATTGATTCAAGATCACCTCAGACGGCTTCTGGCCACCAGTCCCCGTCGTCAACGTCTTCATCAAGGTCCTGAAGTTCTGGCTGGCATTGCCGTTGAGCAAGGCCGTGACGTCGCGGTCCCAGGGCTCAAGCTTCATCAACGGACGGACCTTGGCGCTGGACCGCAGTTGGTTGGCTTCCCGGGGGGCAATGGTGCTCCGGCTCCAGTTGCCGGTGTTCTTCCGAATCAACTCGGTGGTGTTGTCGTAGGTGGGGGCCTGGGTGCCACCCACTTCCTCACGACGCCGAAGACCAAAATTGTTGTTGAGCTGGACCTTGTTCATGGCCTCCGTTGGGTCCTTGCCATCATTGATGGCTTGGTCCACGGCATCCTCAAGCCTGCGCGTCGCCATGCTTCGAGCGTTGTACGCCGACTGAGCCTCAAAGCCGGCAATGGATTGGCCGTCGTAGGAATTGGGACTTTTTATGTACTCCTCGTAGGGCTTGAGGATGTCGTCAACGCGCTTGCTGATGTCCTTGCGGTAAGACCGCACCTGGCTGCTGTTCTGAGCCGTCAGCGTGGTCTGAATGTTGATGGCCTGTGCACTGGAGATCTCGTTTCTGTGCAAAAGGGTCTGCACATCGGCTGCCAATGCGTTTCGCTCAGCTTCGCTGTCTCGGCTTTTATCAAGCCTCCGGGTAAGGGCGTAGAACTTCTTGTCCTGGACTGGCTTCACGTAGGTCTCAGTCAACTGACGCTCGGACGCATCAATCCGTGAGAACCGGGCGGCCCGCAGCACCGCATTGGGTTCCGCCGCTGCTTGCTCTCGCTCAGTCTGGAAAAAGCTGTTGATGGCGGCTGGGTCAGAACGACGGCCCTCTGGCAAGCCCGCTGCAAGTCGTGCGTCGAACGCTTGCTGCTCCTGGATTTCAGCCATCTGGGCTTGCTGAGTCTTGTCTTGGATCAGGCCTTGATTCGCCTTGGCCACCAGCTGATCCAGGTACTGGTTGCCACCCAAAGTGTTGAACAGACGCAACGATTCGTTTGCGGTTACCCCATCTGCCTTGACCCGCTGGTCAACGGGCCCGGTCATGAGCCGGCTCAGCACAGGCCTGAGCACTGCGTCCATGTCGCCTCCCACGAAAGAAAACTCAGAAAACTTTGCTGCTGAGCCAACTTCTGCAGCAAAGTTTTCCATGATCTCGTTGGTCATTTTTGTCTTTGTTTCCTCTGGCCCCGGAAGGATCCTGATGGCATCAAGGCTTTGCTGTAGCGACATGGTTGCCGCGTCTTCGGCGTCTTCAGGTCTTCCCGTGGCGCGTTGCAGCACGTATTTCTCTGCAGCTTTTTGCGTGTTGACCGTGACTTGGCCAGCAAGCCCGACGGCCTGGGCCGTGTTGTATTTCTTGCGCTGGATCTGATCGGCCTGAAGTTGCGCTTGGACAATGATGCCTTGGTTCTTGGCGTAGCCCTGGTTCGACATCTGCACCCCGCCGAACAGCCGCTCGTCCCGGTACGCCCGGTACACGGGGTCGTCGGACGACAGGGTGTTGCTGTCGTAGTCCTTGCCATCCGTCCCCTTGATGACGGAGGTGTTGGCGATGAGGTCCGGCAGACCTAATGCTGCACTCTGGATCGCGTTTTGCTCAATGGAACGCTCGAGCCAGTACTTGCCAACCGATTTGTTTTGTTTCTCTCGGACGACCTGCAGCATGCGGGCCGCAGCTGGGTTGCCCAGGGCCGCAGCTTTTTCCAGGTTGGCGGCCAGGTCGGCAAGCTCACGGGCCGGGCCAAACCTGCTGGCCTGGCCAACCAGCGCCCCAGTGGCCTCCTCCATCCGCTTGCCTTCCTCTTTCTTGCTGGCGATCCATGTCTCGCCAAAGTTCTGCAACGTCGAGCTGAATCCACCCAGGGCCTTAGACAGATTCGCCAAGTCTTGACCTGGGTTCGGTAGGTCCGGTGGCGCAAAGATCTTCGGGGCCCCACCCAGTGTCGGCGCTCCTACCCGTTGGAACGTATCGACAGGTGTCGCCCGTGGCTGCAAGGACGGGGCATTGATCGAGCCTTGAGCCAGGGCTTCGCCAGATGCTTCGGTGGGGATGCCACCAAGGAGTTGAGCGGCTGAGGCACGGCTGGCCTCGCCGTAAAACTGACCGGTTGATAGACGTGCCATGGTTTATGCCTTGAAGCCCAATTTTGAAGGGTCGTACCCAGCTCCCTTCATGGACGAAGCTGTGCTTATACCTGTGCTGACGCCACCCAAGACGGCACTGGCCCCCTGCAGGATGAACGGCAGCTTGCTCGGCTTCGCCTGGTAAATGGGTTCCAGTGGATCCAGCACCGGTTGCTCGATGTACGGTTGCTGGCTGGCGATCCGGGAGCCACGCTCAGCTGCAACCCCTTGTTTCTGGAGTTGAAGCTGGGTGCCGGTGAACGCTAGGTTCTGGCTGGTGGCGTAGTCGAACTGCGCTTGCTGTCGGCGGAAGTCAGCCACCAGGTTGTCAACGGTGTTGCCCAGGCGGCCGGAAGCAATGATCTCGCCTCGGGCCTTGGCCCCTGCAATGGAGCCTTTCTGCGCCTCCTGGCTGGCAGCTGCCGTCTCCTGCATCAACCGGGCGTTCAGGGCCCCGATGTCGTTGGCGTAGGCGTTGTCGGCCATCAGGCGATTGATTTGCATCAGCCCTTCTTGCTGGCCTTTCTTCAACTGCTCAAAGTTTCTGGCCGCACCGGCTTGCATTTGCTGGAACCGGAACCCTTGCTGGGCCTGGGCATTGGCAAAGTCGACTTGCTGCTGTGCGGCCTGGGCACCAGCCACCGCTTGGCCGATGCCCAGGCCGGCGCTGACGACGCCCATGATGATTGGGATTGGTCCACACATGGTCCTAGATCCTCACGAACTCATGGAACAGCCGACCTTCTGTTCCGAATCTGGGATGCGACGAGATGAAGGTAAACCCCATCCACCGCAACCACTTGATATGCACCACGTTACGAGCATCTGCAAGATTGAAAAGCACCCGGTAGCGGAGTTGGACTCGGTCGAGGTGGGTCCTGGCCTCTCTCAGGAACCGCATGGAGTTGAGACGGTCCCGGACCAGGTCGTCGGTGCACAGCATCCAGATCGTGCCAATGTCTCCGTGTTGTGGAACGACGCCCCACATGCCCATGGGCCTGCCGTCTCTCCCGATCATGGTCATACAAGGAGACCCAGCAAAAAAGCTGTGCAGCAGGGACTCCTGAGGTGTGTGGCCTGAGTACGCACGTACCTCTGCGACGTCTTCCTCCCTCATGAACTCCGCCACGTAGGGGATATCGGCGACCCTGGTGGGCCTGGTGTACGCGGACGTCACAGTCGTGCAGCCCGGGTGTGGTAGAAGCCTTCCCACTCTGCCGACTGGAGCCGACACGGCAGCGGGGAAAAGCTGGTGACCTCAATCTTGGCCTCGATGTTCTGAGCCATGACCGGCACCCGGAACTTGAAGGTGCGGAGAGCCAGTTCACCCAGGCTGATCTCCTGGTCCCCGATCTCAAACCCGGTGTACGGGTACGTCATGGTGTCCCGGCCACGGGGGGTGATCTTGATGTTGAACGACGACGTCTCGTCAAACAGCATGGTCCAGGTGCGGAGCTGGAGCTTGGGCCCTGAGATCACAGCCATGCCACCACCAGGCGGCTGCTCTTTCAGGTACTGGGTGCTGAACTCGTACAGCATGGGGTAAAGCTCACCCACAAAGAACTCAGCGCCGGTCAGGTCACCACGGACCGTAAGGGTACCGTTGCCACCAGCGCCACCGGCAGCAGTCGACGACAGGAGCTGAACGACTTGGCCGTGCATCAAGGTGTTGCCGGCAAAGAGCCGGCCGACCACAGCCATGTTGCTGGTCGTGGTGTTGATGGGGTACGGCAGGGTAATGGTGCTCTGGACGTCGAGACCGGACGGGGTCGTCAGGGCCACTGAGCAACTGGCTTCCGTGGTCTTGCGGTCCACCAACATCTCCACCGTCGTGCCCGCGTCCACGGATTCAGGATGAGTCACGATGCGCTCCAGATAGACGCCATCGGAATACTGGGCCACGACATACAGGTCACTGTCGACCAGGTCGATGCCGATCACGCTCTTGCCGGCATTGAGCTCCCAGTAACTCCAGGCGCTTTGCAGCTTGTTGTCCCCCTGGAACAGGAACTTGTAGAGATAGATGCGCCGGGGCTGGCTCTTGGCCACGGCATAGACCGCCTCCTCGGCTGCTGTCGCAACCAGGTTCGACAGGTCCGACGGTAGAAACCGTGGCACCGCTGCTGTCACCTCCTCCGACGTGGGCACCGGGCCTGACGCATCCGGCAAAAAGAACTCTCTCAAGCCGCCGTACTCACCCCTGGGCACCGGGAAGTACATGGTGCGACCCACGATCACTGGGTCCACCGCTTGGCTCATCTCAAACGCTGTGATCTGGGTAATGGTCGCGGTCTTAGGTGTCAACGACGCAACGACTGCATTGCCACCACTCAACCTGAATTGCCCGTTGCGACTGAAGACCAGCAACACGTCAGCAAAGGCCAGGCTCGACGTCAGCAGGTTGATCTTTCTGCTGCCGGCGCTGAGGTCAATGGGGTCCGAGTCAACCACGGTCTGCACGGACTCCGGCCAGAACCTGTCGTACGCATCAGCTGCCGACATGATGACGCTCTCATCAGCCAACAACGCAAGCCGATTGCGGAACAGGTTGACGTTCTGGATCGTGGACCCAACAAAGCTGGGCTCCTTTGCGGTGATGTTGTCACCGGCAACCCGACCCGACCAGGTGAACTTTTGGAACGCGAAGGTCCCGTCGTTGTTGCGGATCAACACGTGCGGCATGGTTGCCGCATCAAACAAGTACTGGATGCCAGGGGCCACGGTTTCCTGCCAGACGCCATGGCCAAAGCCTGAGCCGGCGGTGGTCACGAACTTGACGTAGTAATCGTCAGCCCCAGTTGCTGCTGCCCCAATGATCTTGACGATGAAGCCATGCTCAGCCTTGGTCGGCAGGTCGGAGATGGTGTCCACCGATCCCTTGATGGGCACCGTGGCCGTACCGATCCTGGTGTCAGAACTGCTCAACGTGTAGTCAGTGCCGTCGTTCTTCGTGATTCGCACGATGAACTCGCTGGCGGTGATGGTCCAGGTTCCGCCCAAGGCCGTGGCCAGTGAGTTGCGCAGGTTGAGCGCAATGTCCACGGTGCTCGGCACACTGGAGCCCGCACTTGCTGTGGTGTACGTGACGGTGGTGGCGTTGACGGTGATGCTGTAAGTGGTGGCGTAGTCAGCAGACTTGATGAACACCATGGACTTGGTGCCCCAGGTGGGTGACGTCGTTGCCGACATGGCCACCGTCTTTTCCCGGTTCACGATGAACGTGTAGTCAGCCACCGAAGCCACCCGAAACACGGAGCTGGGCTCACCAGTGATGTTGAGGTACGACGTGCCGTCAGGTGTGGTCACCGTCTTGACGGAACCATCCAGGCCAAAGACTTTGATGTCGTTGTCCAGGAGCAACACCAGAAACTGGATGGCTCCATCGCGGTCCACGATGGTCGTGAACGGACGGCTGGCACCGGCTGAGCCCGCGAACAACTTGGCCACGTGTTGCGCCGGCGGTCGCTTCTTGAGCCCCTCGACCGGGCTCGGCATGCAGTTGACCATCTGCTCGCACTGGGACGCCAGGCGCAACGCTGCTGGTTGCTGGCTGACCCCGTTGATCAGGTTTGGAATGGAGCTACTGATCAGTGGCATGGCTTAACGACGCAGGGCCCAGGCGGGCTTGTACGTCATGAAAACATCTGTGTGGTTTGGATTGCCACGTAGCCAGCTGTGGTCCCCACGGGTCGTCTCCTCCTCCAGGAACAAGCTGCGGGCCTCAGCCTCGGCAGTGACGTTGATCCTCGAGAGGTCAGCTGATCCCAGGATCGCTTCTTGCAACTGGCGGCCAGCCTTGATCATGAAGTACTGGTGGGCGTACTCAGGCACCTCGTCCCACTCCAGGATGTAGGTGACGTCGGCACGTAGGTCCTCGTCGAACTGGTAACTGCCAGCACGACGGTCGTAAAGCTTGGCCCCGCGCTGGATGACGTCGACGTCTGGGTAGGTGTAGGGGTCGACCTTGACCCGGCTGACATTGACTCCGACGCTGATCTCGTTGGTCACCGCATCACGCATCAACAGGCGCTCGTAGTCTGTGTTGAACGACCAGCCCTCCGCCTGGATCTTGCGAGAGACGTCGTTGATGGCGTCTTGGGCCTGTTGTGCCAAGCCGAATTGGCCGTTCAAGCTGTTGACTGGTGCCTCGCCGAGCATTTGCAGCACCCGGTTCACGGCTTCCAGGAACGTGGTGCGAGCAAGGGTCATGGCAGGAGTCCCAAGAGTTTGGCGTTTTCCACCATTGTCGCAAGCTCGGCGAAGGTGGCGTCGCTTTTCATTCTGTTGGCTTTGAGGCTAATGGTCCATAGGACTTACTGGCAAAAAAAAAGGGGGCCGAAGCCCCCAGCTGACATTGTTTGATAAATGCCAGCAACTATGACGTAGCAGTGTAGATCTCAACTGCGCAATCAGGGCGCAAAATACCACTGCCAAGAGCCATTGACGCTACCATAAATGTACCTTGCCAAAGAGCATGTACATCAGCACCGGTCTGCTCCATCTTCATGTCCATCAACTTCACGGTGCCGACGGCCTGCTTGTTGAAAGCAAGAGCGACGGAGGTGGTGAAGTCAGCGGTGTAGTCGTTCTGCTCACCGGTGACCGCGGTGCGGTTGGTGGTGGGCAGGTGGTTCGACTTGAGGATGGTGATGCCAGCAACCTTCAGCACGGTGCCGTCGGCGTAAGCACCAGCGCCGCCCCAGTCCCGGTTGATCACGTCGGTGGTCTGGACGAGTTTGTAGTACTCGGCCGGAGCCAGAACGCAGTACCGGTCGTTCTCAGGCAAGCTGTTCTCGTCCATCCGCTGGGCAGCGGAGAACAGAGCGGTGGCCAGCTGAGCGCCAGTGATCGCAGCCTTGGAGGTAGCGATGATCTTGATGCGGGTGCCGCCGGGCAGGTCGGTGTTGAAGTTGGTGGCGGTACGAGCTGCCTTGGCAATCATCGCCGCAATGTTGCGGTCGAAGGTGTACGCCAGGGCGTTGCCCATCTCAGCGGAGTACGGGGAACGGACGTCCCAGTGGTTCTTGGCCTCATCAATGTCAGCAACAAACACGTTGGAGACGAGCTTGTCGTCAATCTTGATGACGGCCTCAGCGTTCTTCACTGCGGTCCCCGTCAGCATCGTGCCGGGGGTGTGGTACGCAGCAGAGTTCAGACCCACGATCGGGAATGAAGCTGACTTGCCGTTGGAGATGGTGCGGACAGTGTGAAGGGGTTCAAAGATGGTGGCCTTACGGAACGCGGTGAGAACTTCACCGGCCCAGACCTGAAGAAAAAGGGCGTTGTCACCGGCCCAAGAACCGCCACCAGCGGCGTTTACTAGGCCAAGGCGTGAAGCTGTGAAATCGGGGGCGGCCATTGCTGGGCTCCTAGGGGAAAAGGGTTGGGGGTTACCCCGACGCCGGGCTCCCGTTCACGAGCGGGTGTCCACCGCAGTGGGCCGTCGCTGATTGTGAGTGGGTCTAGGTGCAATCAGTGTACGGATAAACGCAAGGCATAAAAAAGCCCCCCAAGGAAATGGAGGGCCCCGAACAAACACACCGATCAGAAGATACTCGAGCGTCCGAGTTTCTCTTGGATCTTTCTCTGATAAGCAGGGTCCTTGCTGTACCTGGGATCCGACATGGCTTCGACGAGCTGGGCTGTGCTCTCGAACTTGTCGCTGTTGCCCTTGGATGCACGGCCACCAATGAGCTTGGGTTCACGACCTTCGACAGCTGAGTACCGGGCATGGAGACCAGTGATGGCCATCTTCACCGCAGCCATGGGCTGTGTGTTGATGATCTGGTTGAAGCCTTCGACCTCCTCGGGGGCCAGGTTCTCCCCTGCCCACTCGATCATCTTCCTGTACTCAGCCTCACCACCGAGGGACTCCTTGATGGAAGCCACCTCCTTGACCGTCAGAGCTGTGTCCTGTGTCGCCTTGTACTGGAGCCCAGACAAGTACGCATCAACCATGTCCCGGTTGAAACCAGCCTCAGCCAGCTGGTCGTAGTCCCCGGACTCCAGGGTGCCCGACTGTTGCCAGCGGACATTCATGTCCTGGAAGTCGATGCCAGCATCGTCGAGCTTCCCGCCGATCAAGTCCCCGTAGATTTCACGGGCGTCACCAGCGGGCTTGTCATCCTGCTCCTCGTCGTTGCCATCGGTCTCATCGTCAGCAGCGTTGTTGTCTTCAGCTTCTGGCGCGGTTGATTGACCACGGCTGAGCTTGGTCTGGAGTTCCTTGTACGCCTTCTCCAGGTCCTCGACGGACTTGTACTTGCCGGCCAGGAGTTCGGCTGGCTTGTCGTCTCCGTCGCTTGCCAGGGCGGCCAGCATCGCCTCGTTGTCGGGCGACAGGGCCGGGGTTTCGGATTGAGTGATCGTGACGGCTTCAGGCATGAGTCGTTTCCTTGGTGGTGTTCAGTTGATGGTGATGGAGCCGTCGTCCTCGGCAGTGACGGCAGGCGTGGGGTCAGGCTCGGCCACAGGTCGTGCTTCTACGTGGTCAATGACCATGTCAGGCGTTGGGCCCCATTGCTGCACCTGCGCCGGTGGGCCCGCTAGGGATACCGGGTCCCCCTGGGGGCATTGGGAGGGCGTTGGGCTGGGCTCCGGGCTGGGCTGGGTCTGTGCCGTCTGCGAATTGCGGGCCATAAGGCGCTCCTGATTGGGTGTAGTTGTTGGCGACTTGCGCCATGGCTGATGACTTGAGGCCAGTCATCAGCATTTCACGTTGGCCGGCTTGTTGTTGTTCCGCTTGGGCAGCAGCTGCCTCCTGTTGTAGCTGGTCCTGAGACTTGACCAGGTTGGTTGTGTCGATGGATTCACTTGCAGCCAGACGACGCAGTGCCTCGTCGATGTTCACGAACTTGGCGACAGCCTCAGGGCCCAGGGTTTGGGTGGCAGTGGTGATGAACTGGATCAACTTGTTGCGGTCATCGCCGCGGCCGATGGCTTCAAGGCCCGTGACTGGCCTTGGGTTGACCAGTGGCACACCACCTTGACCCTTCGGGAAAGGCGAGAGCTTGCGTTGTTTGCGCAGCACATGCAGCAACCGACGCACCAGTGGCAGTTGCAGCTCCTGAGTAAGGATCGAGTACAGGCCACCGATGCCAGCCTCAAGCTCCTGGCTCATGTATCTGATCTCCTCCGCCGTGACCCGCTCCCCTCGTCGCTGGATGGCAGTGTTCAGCAGAAACGCAAACTGCAACCGGGCTTCGATGCGCTCGATGGTGGAGTTGGCGATGCTCAGGTCCTGAGCCTTCTGGGTCTGGATGACGGTGACGTCAGCCGCGTTGCCCTGGACGATGGCTCCGTTCTCAGCGTTGGCCAGGGTCCTGGGCCTGGTCGTGCCGTTGGGGTTGACAAGGAACAGGATCTTGGCAGCAGCCGCAGCACCCTCAATGATCGCTTGGTACAGGCTCTCAAGGGCCAGCAGGTCCCCGTAGTACTCCTCGATGTACGAGCGGCCATACTCCTCGCTATCCACCCGGTTAAAGCGCAGGGGGATCCAGGGATTCACGTCGCTGTCGCACATGCCATGGGACCCAGGGATCTCCTTGCCCTTGGCCTCCTGGTACCAATGGACCTTGCCTTCCTCGTACTCGACGTGGGTGTAGAGCTTGATCGTCTTCGAGCTACGACCTGACTCGTATCCACCGTCCTCGTCGTCAATGTCGTCGTACAACCCGGGCGGCAAGGCGTCGGGGTAGACCTCCTCCTCCACCACAATCTCGGTGACGGATCCCATTGGGTCACGACACACGACGTAGCGGTTCAGGTGAATCACCTTGACGCCGTCTTCCGCCACGTACAGGAGCACGTTGCCCCCGACCAGCAGGGGCTTG